ACTCGATAGTTCCGTTGTCCTCAACTTGCACTTGCACATAGACCGCTTGTCCTTCGCTGATGTCATGATAAATGGCTTTGCCTTCATCATCCACAATGCCAGTTGGAAAGTGATAGATCAAAGCTTGCCCATCGGGGATTCTGCGCTCGATAACGTAGCCTTTTGAGAGTGCGATTTCGTAGGCTTGCGGATCATCTTTTTTGCCTCTGAGTTTTGGCGTAAAAGGCGCATCGGGGGCGCGGTAAAATGCACCTACGTAGTTTTCTCGCCCTGAGCGTGTTACCCTTTTTATTTGCTTTGCAAGCTCTTGTATGTCCTTAGCTTTGACTCTATCGCCGCGCTTTGGTGTTTTTATGCTAGTTGGTAAAATTGTCTTTTTGCTCATCAGCTATAAAGTTCGTTGTTATCTTCAGTGTCATCTATCACCATCCATTTTCTTGTGTAAGTAATGGGATTGTCACTGCTTTTCGTTTCACTAGCCCCTGAAAAAAACCATGTTTTATCTTTTGGTGTAGGCGGATCATTTGGGGGTTGAGCGATCTTTCCAAGTTCAGCTAATTTTGATTTTGTCAAACCTCCTAAATCCGTTTTGGTTTCCGTGTATTCTGGAATAGGCTCAAGATATGTTCTTACACCTCTTTTGAAAATCATATCAAACCATTTGATTGGTTGTGGATCTGTGATTATGGTTATTTCCTCGCCTGAAAAGTTATCAATGATCTTTGGCGATTGCGCCTCTAAATCCTCGGCTCGCGCTGTTCCCTCGTAGCAACGGACGATTGCCGCTGCATCATCGGGTGTTGATGCTGCCATTTCAATAAACTTTGGATGCTCAACAATTGGACGTTCCGCAATATCGGCAGAATATTCATAGACCGTCTCGCGTTCGGTTTGTCCTTCAGTGCCTTCCTGCCAGCCGACAAAGGATACGTTGATTGTGTCAATGCCACCGGGGTTCTCCTGGTATTCGTGATCCTCAATAATTAGAGGCGCGAAATAATCCTGCACTTCTGGGTAGATATTAGGTATGGTTACGCCCTTTTGGAAATACTCGGCAACGCTGCCGTAGTCACCGCGCTTGATTTGGTAACTCTGCGTTGCCGTCCATTTGCCAGTTCCGTCTTTTTTTGCGCGAAAGTTTGGATTGGCGATGATTTGAGTGTTTGCGATTCCGATGATTGTTGCGCTCATGCGTATGTTCCGTTAGTGCGTTCGATGCTGGCTAGGTAGCCGTTTGATTTTTGCATCTCATGCAAAAGTTGTGTTGTCGATGTGTCCTTGCTACCTCCGAATGGGTTGCTTACAGACGAAAGAAATGGCAATGATCCTTTTATCGAATCCTTAAATCCTTCACCGAACGCATCGCCAAGTGACTTAATCGCGTTGCGGATCGTATCCATAAATGCGCTTTCGTTAAAGACCTCTAGAGCTTTGGCAAATTCAGCTTTGAGAACTGCTCCCACTTTTGCAAACTCTCTGAAATTTATCAAATCATCAAGTGTATCAAATAAAGCTTTCATGTATTCTCCGTTGCCTCCGAATAATTCAAATCCCGCAAGGTTCAAGCTGCGCCATAAGTATTTCAATCGGCTAACCTGATCGGAAAAAGATCCAAGTTTACCCGCTGAGTTTTCGACGTTTTTGGCAAAAGAAGCAACGTCTGCGCCCATTTGATTTGTCATTACATCGGCATTTTTGAAAAGCCTGATGATTTGCATCCCCATCTTTGCCCCGAAAATAGTTTCAGTAATGTCGCCAAGTTCCCCGATGCTTCCTTGGTATTGGGAAAGCGTTTGCATAATCGTTTTGAATTGGTCAATCGGTTTCATTTGCGCCAATTCAGCCGCGCTCAATCCAATCTTGGCGAAGGTATCTTGCAGCTCTGTTCCGCCGTGTGTCGCATCATACATGTTGTCGGCTAGCGTTGAGAGCATTCGACCTGCGTCAACTTGCGCTCCTGCCAGTTCCAATGCGCGATTTAAGCGGATGATTTCCGAAACGGTGCTGCCAGTTTGCAATGCGACATCCTCTGCCGCGCCTGCAAAGTCCGCAAGCTCATTGGTGCCGGTTGCCGCCTTGATGATGATGCTTTCCAGCGTCTGCGCTGCCATCATGCCGCCTACCAATGCCGCGCCTTTTCCCATGGTTCTGCCAATTGCGGAAAATCCATTCTTCAGACCAGCAAAACCACGTTTTACTTCCTCCCCGTCAAATCCTACTTTTACTGTTGTTCCGATAGCCATTGTTCCAAGTTCCTTTCAAGTTGATCTAGTTTGTCATTGGTTTTTTTATCTTCCACCGTTACCGAGTAACGCAAAGTGTGACCGTTTTTGATGCTCTCGCAATAAAGCAATTGCAGCACCCGTGCGCAATCCATCTCCCATAAAATGGTTTCGATCTGTATGCCATGCCGCAACGCAAAGTATTCCAACTGCGCGTCTAAGCATGGCGAATCTCCTTTCCCGTTGCCCCGCTTTCCATGCGAGCGATTCCGATGCGTGAAACTGCTTCCATGACTTGAGCGATAACGCTTTCGAGTTCATCCTCGTTATCAATCGCAAAGTCTGACAAGATCAAATCACGCTCGTTTTTATCTTTGCGTGCGTATTCTTTGAAATCATCTTTGCCCAATGACATGGCAAAAACCACCTCAGTGATTGCGCTCAATTCATCTGGCTTCTCGGATTCATTGAAACAATCGTTTCCAATCATTTTCAACTTTTGGATCCTGCCGAATGATAGCTGATGCAATGGCTTTCCAGCCAGTGTGATTTCACCCAGCCATGCCCCTGATAGTTTGTTTTCTCTTTCACTCATATCTTTTAACCGTTAAGTCTGCTTGCAAGCTCACGCTTTTGATTCTGTGGCAGTTTTGCGTCGATCATGGCACTTGCATTGCCGCTGGTCATGTAAATGCTCTGGACGGCGATTCTGTGTAAATGCAACAACTCTTTGCGGTTGAGTGCAAACGCTAGGCAATAGCTTTCGGCATTGTTCGGGAATTTTGCAATGTGCCGTCCTGCATCCTCAAATGTTGCAACGTGCTTTAGATCGTAAGTCTCAATTGCATGAGCAAGCCAATCGTTAGGCGTAAATCCTTTTTGCGATGTCTTGACGAATGCCGATAAGTGATGCAACGGGTGATGCGCTGGCAATGTCTCCATGCGCGACCATGCGCGAGACATGGAGATTGAATCGTGTTTCCCGTCCAAGCTGTGAGGCTCGAAATAATAGCGAGAATACACGCTACCGTTCTCATGTGAAATGATCTTGCATGGCACGTCTTGAGCGTTCGGGATTCCAATGCTCATGAGCGATGTTGCAAGATTGATATCGCCTGTTCCAAATTTCTCCATTTTCTTTTTTTTGTTTGATTTGTTAGGATGATTTACCGATTGCGACGATTGTGAGATTTGTCCCTGCCGATGTAGCCGTGATAACTAAATCAGCGGTCAACATGCTACCAGTAAATCCGCTTGTGTTCCAGATTTTGAAAGGAAGCGGCAAGACCTGAGTTCCATTCGTTGCCGTTGCGCTGCCGCTTGTTACGTTAATTTCTAGCCCGTAAATCCGCGCCATAGATGGTATTGTCACGCCCTCGAAATCTTTCCCGTCACCGTCTAAAACTTGCACTCCAGAACTGGCAACCCCTGCCGTTGTGTCTGAGCTTGTCGGCGCCGCGATGATGCCAAGACCTTCAGGAATGGCAATGTTTAGCGTGCTATCGTTTGCGATGTAGTTGCCATTCGCATTAGCTTTTACCGTTAGAACGATGTTGGCACCTGAGCTAGTTACCGTGTATTTTTCGGCAATGGCAGTGTTTGCATTCAGTCCTAATGCGAGCGCACTTGCGACAAGTGCTTTAGTGTTTGCTGATGGGCTTAGTGGTATTGTTACCGCAAGTGGCGAACCAGTCAAAGTCGATCCAGTCACCGTTACAATACAGTTTCCAGTCGATGTTGCGCCGCCGCCGTAAACCGTGTCAACAGTGGCAGTTTCAACTTGCGCAACTCCAGCAACGTAAGCTGCACTGCCTGTGCAAACTCCCGTCTGAACGTCTAGCGTTGCCGTGGTGCTTGATGTAGTAAGCTTCGCGCTGATTGCATAGCCAATATCGGCAGTCGTAAAAGATTGCTGCGTGGCGGCGGTTCCGATTACGAAAGTGCCAGTAGTCAGCGATGATGCGGGTGTAGCTGAAAAGCTTGACCCGTAACCCGTTAATGCCGATTTGATTATCATAGTGTTAGATTTTAGCTAGCTGTGTAAGTGGCGGATGAATCAATGCTAGGCTTGTAAACGCAAGTCAAATCACCCATCTCAAATCCCGTGTTGCTACGCTTCAACGATGCTTGCAAAACAATGACGCTGGCATTTGCTACGGGTGTAATTTTGAGGATGTCAGTAGTCACCGTTAGCGAGTCAACTAATGTATTGGCAAGCGTTACCGTGTCAGCAATTCCGACAACAAGACCCGCGCCTTTGACTGCGACAACCCCATCAACTGTTACGTCGATAGACTCGTTGTAAATGCTCATGCCAACGTCCTGACCCACGTGGTTTGGTGCGTAAGCAACTTCGCTGTTGCCGCTGTAACTGATGTTTGCAGCAAAAAGCCCCGTCGAGGTTGCTTCTGATGCAATTCCAAATTTTGCCGTTCCGAAAACTGTTGCGCTCATATATTTTGTTGATTAGATTTTGCACCCAGTGAGGGTGAATGATATTTGTGAAATTGTGGTGTCGTTGTCTGCCGATGTTTCGAGTTCAAAATCTCTTGCATCAAAAATTCTTGTTAGTGTGTTGTCGGTTTCAGACCATGCGAGCAAAGCTGTTACATCACCTAGCAAGTCGTAGAATTGACCTTCTAGCTCATCCTTGTCGGCTAGCGTTGTTCCGCCGTTTGCCCTGGGCACCGTGCCTAGTTGTGCTGCAATGCTGAAATCAATAACGCCGCGCAAAACTTCATGCTCTTTACTGCCCGTGATTGTAAGCTTGATTGCGGGAGGCTCGATCACGCTTTGATCCCCGTCGATAAAAATATCCAAATCAGCAAGATCACCGATTGCGTTATCGGTGATGTAATTTTTGATTGATTTGAGAATGAGTGTCGAGGTCATGCTGCTTTTTGCTTTTTGAATTTAGCTGTTGCCGCTTTGTCGTACCATTTGAGAATGTTTAGCAATGCGCGCTTTACCACCTGAGTTTTGCGCGATTGTGGAAGAATTTCAGGGCTAGCACTATGCTTTACAGTGTTGTTCAATTCCGCTTTTGGCGAAAAAACACTGCGCTTTGTCGTTGCGTTTCCAAGGTTAGAAAACTTCTGAGCGTGTGGCAGAAAGTTTTTGCCAATGTTGACCTTTTGCGTTCCGCTTTGCTTGCTCGATAGCTGATTGCCAGATCCAAACCATGCGCCTTTTGCCATACCTGCATTATCACGCTTTGGCTTTAATGCCTCTTGCAAGATCGCCGCTGTGACGGTTTTTCTTTGCTCAATTGGCAGTTTCACAGTTCTACGCCGTCCACGTGTTCTATGTTGCTCAATCCATTCATAGCAAGCTTGCGGTGTTTTTAGCGATGGTCGAGATTCAACCATTCGGCAAACGTTCATCGCGTCGAGATAGATTGCCTTGTTTTGAATGTCCTTTGTTTTTTTCCCCTTGCCAAACGCTTGTGTTGCGCCTGCAAGCTCCCTTGCAATCTGAACGCCCCACCGATACAAGGCTTGCTCTGATGACTCGCCAAACGACTTCCTAGCTACAGCAAGGCTGCGCTCTAGTTGTCGGTTGTCGGTCTTCATAATTAGCTTCATGCTCTGGTGATTGATTCCAATTTGAGAGTAATAAAAGAACGTCCTGAAACAATGTCTGTTAGTCGAAATGATCTGCTGCGGGATGCAACAGATGCGCCTACGTAGCTTTTGATCGATGCCGTGTAAGCCGTTGTAAATTCAGTGCTTTCAACGACTGCTTGAAAACTAGCAATCGGTGAAAATCCTGTGTCTTCGTAGCTTTGTGAATCTGCGATCTCATTCAATACCGCGCTAACAGACGCGCCACCGTTAATGGTGATGGTTTCCCCGCCAATCGTTGTGCGAGCGGATAGGAAAGCTTTTTTTGCAAATTCTGTTAGCGCGGACATTTTGAAAAAACCACCCCGCCATTTCTGACGGGATGGAAGTTATGACTACTACCAAGAAAAATTAGTCAGCAAGCAAACAGATGTGCTCTGGCTTGAGAACTTTAGCACCCCACAGAACACCGATTTCGTAGTGAACCATGCGGTAGCCAGGATAGACAGCAAGCTCGAAGCTCAGTCCGCTGCGTGGGTCAGTTACGACTTCGCGCATCAAAGCGAGATCAGTGCCGCCAAGTGGAACTTCTGGCAAGCGAGTAGCAAGGATGATTGCGTTGCGGCTGAATGCGGCGTTAGCGTCTTGAGCGGAGAGAACCGTCACAGCATCGTTGTTGGCGATTGCTTTGATAAGTCCTGGAGCTGCGATTGTGATGTCTTGGTCGCCGTCTCCAGCTGTTCCAGTGGTCACAGTGTAAGTATTGCCACCGATGGTCACAAGCGAGCCAGTCGGGATGCTGCCAGTGCCTGTGTCAACGTGAATCAAAGTTGCTCCAACTGCATAACCCGCTACGTTGTCAACAAGGTAGTTTGCACCTGTGGCAGTAGCAGTTAATCCGATTTGAGCGGATTCGCGAACGCCGAAGCCCATTAGGTTGCCAAGAACACCTTGGCGAAGCAAGCCGTTGTCTCCAGCACTATCGACGCTGTTAAGCTGGGTCAATCCGCGCATCGCAGCGGAAGCCGTGGTATTGAGAACCATATGACGGTCGCTAAGTGGTGCGCCGCGATCATCCAAGAACTTCTTGGCAAATGCAGCATCTTTCAATGTTGCACTGAACAAAGTCGTTGCGTTTGGAGTGATTGCGCCCGATGCGCCAAGTGCGGCTGCGTCAGCAAGATCGTTTTCGATCTCATTCACAGCAGCGCGGATGGCTTGGGCGATTTGATCCTGAGCAACTGACAAAGTGCCAGCTCCTTGATTGACGGCGTATTGCTCCTCGGCACTCCATGAGAATGGGAAAGCGCGAGCCTTGGTGATTGTGATATTTTCGTTGCCTACGGTTTGATCTGCGATTGCAGGAAAAGCCATTGCAGCAGTGATGTCCTTGCCAGCTGTGTTCGCAGCGGTTTTGAACGAACGAAGATTTTGACCAACGGCAACACGATCGGCAGAAGCGTCACGGGTTACGGATGGGATAAATCCGACAAGCTCACGCGATACCACGTCAAGCGCGGAATAAGCGTCAGCTACTAAGTTAGTAAGTGTGTTAGACATGTGTTATGTTAGTTGATGATTTTGCCGCCAGTTTTGACGAAGTTCATGCGCTCGGCAGGCGTGAGCGTGTTGAACTGTTGGAGAGTTTTGTTTTTGATTGCGCTTTCTTCCTCAATTGCAACTGGTGCTTCGTGTCCGTTTTGCGAAAGTAGCACAATGGCTTTTTGCTCTGCGCTAGCCTCGGCAGATTGCACTTCTTCTTGGAGAGTTACGATTTGCGCTTGTGCTTGTGTCAAGCTTTCTGCGGATGTATCACGCTCTGCGGTGAGAGTTGCAACTTGTGCTTGCAAGTCAGAAATTGATTGTGCATGAGCTGCGACTGTCTCACGTTCAGCGGAGAGTTCAGCTTGTGCTGCGGTCAGATCCTCAGTAAGCGATGCAATTTGAGATTGCGCTGCTTCAAGGTCTGCTTTGTTTGCGAATGGGTTAAAGCTCATTTCGAGTTCGATTTTTGATTGATTTGTGTTACGTCAAGAATTATTTTTCAGATAATTTCATCTGCCAAGCCTAGGTCGATTGCACGTTGCCCAGAATACCAGCCAGCGCGGAAAACTTCTTCGTCAATGTCTGGTCTGCTTTCTAAAACAAACGCTTTGAAAGCATCGCCAAATTGGTTTGCTGACTCTTGCAAGAATGCTAGTTGCTCTGCATTCGGCTCCAAATGGAAAGTTGATTTAAGTGTTGCGCCTTCGTTGGTGATTGCTTTCGGCTCAATTCCCATACGCTGAAAATACTGCGTGAAATCATACCAGCTCATGATTGTTCCGATGTTGCCGATCTGCGCAGTCTCAGAAATCACAATGCGATTGGTTGCGCTTGCCAGCATGTAAGCGGCAGAACACGCGCAAGACATTACCGTTGCGGCAGTTGGCACGGATAGTGATGCAATGTAGCGTGATAGCTCTATAGCTCCGTTCACGCTGCCTCCACCGCTATTGATGACAAAGTTGATTGCTTGCGCTCCTTGCTCCATCAAATCCTCAATCTCATCTTTGATCGAATTGTAGCTAGTCACGATGCCGACCTTTTCGTAAATTGCAGGAACTCCATTTGTCAGCATTCCCTGAATCGAGATTGTGCCAATTCCATTTTCGATTGATGGCGATGGTCGAAAGTTGTAAAAATCATCGATCTCAACATCGTCAAGACTAGCGTTCATTGCAGCGTTTAGCTGTGACGCATCGCAAGCGTAAAAGCGTTGCATTGCAAGGTGATTATGCAGTTGGTTCTTCATTCGATTTAGATTGTTGTTGGCTCATTTCGTTTGGCGTGAGCATCACCATTTCACGGTCTTCGATGACCACTTTGTATTTTTCTGCTACTTGCGCGGCGATCACTTTACGCATTGCAATTTCCTCAGCTCGCTCGGTGTAATGCTCAGTAAGCGTTGTTCCTTGAGCTTCCAGAATGTCGCCCATGTTTATGGTGCCAAGTTTAAATCCTTCGCGTGCCATCTGCGCTTCTCTGCCGTCATCCACGGTCAAACGTGGAGGCATGGTAAACGACCAAGAAAACGGCGCGGCAACTTGTGTAATTTTTCCGTTGGCTGCCAGAACTGCATAAGCATATTCAAGCTTGCGCTTGGCGATGTATTTCAAGACCTTTTGACGTGCCAAGATTGCTCTGCGTGCGCGTTCAACTTCTGCCCGTTCTGCCGTGCCTTGCCCTGCTGGCTTCCATGTCATCGAGTATGACCAGCCGATGCCGATCAAGCTCATTCGGATCATGCGGTCATGGAATGATTCCCAAACGTCACCGGGATTTTCGTGCTTGATGGTTTCGATTTTGCTGCCGCTGCCAGCTACAAAATAACGGTTTGTTCCTGGCTGAACTCGCTCAAAAGTGACTCCAGTGTCAGTGTTGCAAAGCATGTCAGTGTTTGCAGGATCATCCAAATCAGCACCGCCAATCTCGTTGTGTTCAACAAGCCCAATGCTTGAAACGATCATTTGACGGATGCGCTCGTATTCGGTGGATTGCAAGCAATGCTTCAAATCTTCCAATGCGTGCGTAAAGCTCGGCAATCCGCGCCCTTGCTCCTGCCATTCAGGGTTAAAGCCGTGAATTATTTTATAAGCTGGGAAATCCTCATATTCTGTGGATTGTGTTCCCGTGCTGATGCGATAGGCAATTGGTCTCCCTGCTTTGTTGTAAATAACGCCATCGCGAATGACTGCGCCTTTGTAGGTGCCGTCTTTTAGCTCTTGCCCGTCCGCTGCGTTTTTGCTCCAGCATTGGTGATACGGGATCGACTGAAACTGTGGAAACGTCCCGCTTGAATCGTAAGTTAAAAGCGTAAAGTCCCCGCCGTCTCGATCCATGGCGATGGATGTCAAACGCAAGTCAGTTTGCCAGTCATACATGCCGCCGCGAATGTCACTGTTCGGATAAAGCACGTTAATCAGGTATTGCGTGGCAGCGTTGCCAGCGTCACGATCCGCGCCTGTGTAGGTTGGAAGCCAAGCCTCGCCAACGCTGTAATCAGCTTTCTGATTGATTGCCGCCCTCGGCACGCCCATGTTGGTGTATAGCCTGCGCGACAATGCCGCCAAGGTTCGGCGGTCATTCATCGGAATGAGCTTGTCAATGTCACCATCTCGATTCTCATATTGAGGCGAACGGCGAACGTCACGTGTGGCAGCGTGAGCAAATTTTACAGTTTGTCCGTATTGGTCAACGATCATTGGAAAAATACACGGGTTCGGGTTGTGGATGTGAAGCCGTTGTCATAATGCCAAACGACTCGCTCCAAAAGTGCCAGTCGGTCAGCTTTGGAAATAGTCGTTGACTGCGAGAAGGTTTGACCGTTGACGGTTGCGCTAGTTAGCTCTTTGCCAGCATCGGCTGATGTGGCAACTTCCAGCGCAATCGTGGCGTATTCGTCACGAATGGTCTGCATGGCTGTCGCGTTGGTTCGCGTAGCCTTTGCCACCGTTAATGCCAGCCGTGCAAGATTCATGCGCGTATTGCGCGATTGAATTTGCTTGCGTCAAGTATTTTTTTCGGCTAATTCATTCACCCTTGAAAACGCCGCGAACGTAGGCAACTGCTACGTTATAATACAAGCAATCCCAAAGGTGGTTATTTCGATTCAACGTTTTCCAGAACTGCGTGACGTTGCCTTTTCCGTCTGTTGTCTCAGCTCTGACCTCTGCCTTTAGGTGATTGCGGAAGTTGTCACTGACATCGATCGGTAGCTCGATTCTGCCAGCGTTGAGCAATCCATCGGTGTCATCTTTGAATCGTTTCGATGACACAAAAAAGTAACGCACGATCTGCTTGCTTTTAGTCATCATGCGCCCGTATTTCGAGTAAGCCTTGGCAACTTGCTTCCCATCCTGAGTCTGGTGTGTGAACTCTAGCTTGTCACTACCTCGAATGCCCGTCCAGCCGTTGCGCTCAATCATCGCGAGAACGTCAAGGTTTTCCGTGTCCCACGATATATCCACAAACACGTTACTAGCTGCGATTCCAGCTTTGTCCTGCACCGCTTTTAGCTTTGCCTCGCTGTCGATGTAACCCTCGGAAAGCACCTTGCATTTTGCGTCTTTAGTCCATGCCGCGCCAATGTGCCAGTAATGTCCTTTGCCACAGTCAATAGTCATGTATCTGCCATGCTCGTTTTCGATTGGTGTTGCGCTTAGTTCCTCTTTTGAAAAGTCACCGATGGCAATCTCTTTTTTGTCTGGCACAAAGTTCTCATCCCAAAACTCTGCAAAGTCTTTTTGCCGCAATTGCTTCCACGGTTCGATACGTCCGTTGTTGAGCTGATCCTTTGCGTCGAGAATCCTGCCGACGACCTCGCTATATGAAACCCACCACATAGTGAGCCGTGTCACTCCGTGGATATAAACCATGCGCGGATTGCTGCCGATGCGCTCTAAAATGTAGGTGCTGGAATCACACAATGCGCGGCGGTCTTGAATGCTGTCCTTGTGAATGTGTCCACAGTTCGGGCATTGAATCCGCGCCGTATCGCATGTAGCTTGCCGATCAAGTTCCCCGTCTTTTTTTACAATGTCATATTTCAGATTTGCATCGCTCCAATCGTGGTAGTTTCCGCATCCCTGGCATGCCCACTTGTAAATGTATTCCGTGGCAATCTCTCGCTTCCTAAATCCTTCCTTGTGCTTGTAACCGCCCTGCGAAACGAAGAACGCTTTTCGATTCCATCGCTCATGGTGCCGCGCCAATGCCTCTTTTATCAATCCGTCATCCCATCGCCAATCCTCATCCCCGAAAACGTAACGCACCGATACCTCTTGGAAGTTTGTGAGGTTCGCGCCAACAAATTGCATCGCCATGTGAGGCCAGATGATCTCCGTTTTGCGTGAGCTGTGCCGATCCTCGGGCCATAGCGTTTCCAGTGATTTGCATTTTTTCAATGCTGGCAACAATCGAGATTCCGCCCAAAACTTCGCCTTGTCGTTGGCTTGTGATGCGTAAAGCAAATTGCCAGCATCCTCGCTGACAATGTAGCAAAATAACGCTTCTGCCATTGTTGATTTCCCGCTGCCCGTTGGCATGGTAACGTAAACCTCTTGCACGTCATGGTTGCGTATTTGTTCCATCGGAAATCTCCACCAGGGGAATTGATCGATGTCAAATTTCGATGAGCGTTCTGATCCGACAATGTGGACGTTTTGCGCGCACCAATCGGCAACCTGTAAATCTGATGGCGGTCTGACCGCTCGGCAAAAGGCATCACTCATTTTCCATTGCTGCTTTTAGTTTTTCCCTGCGCTCCCAAAACTCGCTTTGCTGGTCAGCGAGCATTTCCAAAAAGTCCCGATCCCGCTCATCGAGGATTGCCGCAATCTGATTTGCGCTCAACCCCTCCAGAATAGGTGGCAGCTCGGATCTGCGCTTCATGGTCGCTGCTCTGACTGCCGCGCCAATCTTGGCATCTCGCGTGTCGATCTCTGCGATCCTGACAACTTCCATTTTCTCCTC